GATCATCTGCTGAGACCAGCGGGCGACTGCCGCTCCGCAAGCCTCTTGCTCGGATTCCTTCGGCTGGATAACGTTGACGCCCGACGAGCGAAACACGCGCGCGGCCTTGTCCTGGTTGCGGACCTTTACCGGCTTGGACCGCACGCGGCCGGTTTTGGTCTTGCTACTTTGCCGCGCGCCACCAAGCGTGCTTCCGGCAAAGTCAATTACAACCGCGCTCGTACCGAAGTTACGAACCTGCAACCCGGACCACATGCCGCCGCTAACACGGAAGCTTTTTGGCCGGACGCCGGCCTTGGAGTGGAATTCAGCACTGCTCGCGAACCGCTGCTCCGTCAATCCAACGGCTTGCGCGTATGCTTCGCTAACCGAGAATCCCCGCTTCTTGCCGTTGCTTACCTGCTGCGGAGCGTATGGCTTGGCTGGCGTAGCTAGGTCACCGCGCCGCTGCACGCGACCGGCAATCACCTGCGCCATGGCCTCGCCAAGCACCATCGGTTGCCGAAGCTTCTGCATGAGCGAAGCGTCGGCCTGCGCGCGCTTGGTATAGCGCACGGAAACGGTGATCACGGCTGCGCTCCAGTAGCCGTCGTGGCCGGCGTCGGCTCAGGCGGCAGGATTCCGAGGTCGCGCGATTCTTGCAGATTGCGCTTGATCTTATCGAGTGCGCTTTGACGCGTGATTCCATCCCGGTCGGCCACCACGTCCACCGCCGAGATGATACCTTGCGCAAGCTCCATCTGCAGCGCCTGCGCGTCATGCAGAGGATCGGCCGGAATCTCGAAGGTCTGATACCGCACATCGACGACGGTGTCGTCTGGGATTTGCAGCGGCTCGGTCAGGTTGAGCACTGCCGCCACCAGCTGCGCCAGCTCTGTCTCTGCCTCGGTGAAGATAGGCTTGAACCGCTCCTTGGCCTGCTCACGGTCGTTGGCGTCAGCAGCGCGGGCCGAGGCCGTCACCGCCGTCGCTACCTTCAAGAACGCGTCAGGTTGAAGGTCGAACATTGAGCACAGCAGGCGCAGGCGCGACTCGTTCCAGCTTGTGATCTGCGATAGCGGCGGCTGTCCTTGCACGACCGTCAAACGCGGAGATGGCGCGGTCGGGTCAGTCGACACCAGCGCTAGCACGCGGTCGGGGCCGACTTGCAGCTCCTCGACCATCTGTCCGACTTGAGCATTCTCCAGCACCTTCTGGCCCCACGCCTGCGTGTGCACCAGCAGCTCGGTGTCCGATTCCGATACGCAAAGTGCAAGCTGCATCGTCAGCAGCGGCTCATTGACCGGCGCCGCCCATCGTCCGGGCTGCGGATCCTCCGAGCGCAGAACGATCAGCGGGATCTTGCCGCCAAACGGGTTGGCCGTGCTGTTGCCATAGACCGGCAATTTCTGGCCGCCTTTCTCAATATAGATTTCGGTAGGCGACATGCACAATTCACCATAGGTAATGAAGCCGTCTGTCACGTCGACCGGGATCGATAGTGACACCTCGGACGCAGCTTGCACATCGTCGGCCCGCATCGGGTCAGCGGTTTCCCATTCGACTTGCCATGGCTCGAATGATAGCACCTTGACCTTTCCAACGCCGTCCGGCAGCACGGCGAGGATCACCGTCTGCTGCACCATCAGTTCGCGGTGAGCTTGGTTCAGCGCCCGATCAATGCGCGATGCCGCGTAGACCTGACGCAGCTTCACAAACGGATCCGCGCTAGTGGCCTGCGCGGAAAAGAATCGCCGGACGACGGGCCGTGCATACATGCCCGTAAGCTCGTAGGCATATCGCTGAACCAACGGGACATACCGTTCCTGCAAGCCAGTCGTCGTCGGAAATACGCGGGCCAGCTCCTCGCGAATCGAACTGAAGTCGCCGCGCAGGAACTGCGATAGCTGGAGGCTGCGCTTTTGGAACTTGGCCAGATCCCAACGTTCGGCGCGCGCGAGCGAATAGAGCGACATTCCAGACCTCCGACCGCCCTAGCATACCGCAAGTCGCGCCGCCGTCTAGGCTCCGTGCGAAGGCCGGCCCGGCGTCAGGCCGTGCTCGCCGGCAAGCACGCGATTGGGCAACCGCCCGCCATGCAGCTCCTTAAACTTGGAACCAGCCACAACCGCGTAACGCAGCGCGTCAACCGCATGGTCATGAACGTTATCTTTTGCAGGGATGTCGCTCGGATTGCCTTCGCGGTCAGTCATATAGCGATAGGCTGCCATCGATGGAAGGATACCGGCGACGTTGCCATCATAGGACTTGGGCAGGTTGGCAGCGAACGTCAGCCGAGGGTCACCGCTTGTAGGGGCCAGCATGTCCTGCACCATCGCAATGCCGCTGCGGACGTACTGGTCTGCCTTGCTGGACAAGCTTAAGACGATGGCCTTGCGCGGCGAGTAAAGCTGACGGAGCCAGACATTCTCCTCGGGGACCGCGCGGTCGGCCGAAATAAGGAACGGCACGCCGCCGCACGTGTGCTCGATCCACCGCTGGAGGTCAAGCCGGAAGTGGCCGCGGGACTCGGGCTGCCGGACCAGCTCGTCGCATACGATCCAGCGACCGTCCGGCGTGACTTGGATCGCAAGTGCGATTGCGCGATTCAGGCCCCAATCGACGCCGATGACCCAGCGGCACTCGGGATGGTGCTTGGCAGACCATGGCGCGACGTGCCTCGCCTCGCGAAACTCTGGGTAGATGGCCGACATCGGTCGCAGCGCAAGCGCTAGGATCTCCTGCTCATAGCGTCGCACCGACATAGCCGCGCGCCAGCTGTCGACGACCGCCCGGTCGAGATACGGGTTATCATAGGACGTTGCTCGCGCAACAAAGAAGTCAGGATGATCAAGGATTTGCCGGTCCCTGAATAGCTTGGTGACGCCACGCAAGCCATTGGGTGAGCTGGCGACAGCGAACGATGGACGCGGGCAAGGGACGCGGATGCAGCTGATCAATGTCTCGTAGACCGTGAGTTCGTCGGCTTCCGACCAGCAGATCTCGTCGGCCGCGACCCATGCGAGGTTCTGGCCGCGCAGCTTGTCGACGCGCTCGTAGCCCTGCCAGTAGATGGTGCTGCCGTTATGCAGGTAGATGGCCGAGTCGTCGACGGAATATCGCTTGATCCAGTTGAAGCCGGTAACGTCCTGTAGCGTCTGGAGATGCGTCCGCAGGAATGGTAGCAAGTTCTTCTTGAGGTCGCGTTCGGTGCGGCCAAGTAGCGCACCAGGACAACCGGGGTTGATAAGCGCTTGAAGTAGCGCGTCGAGTGTCAGCGTCCATGACTTGCCGGCGCCACGGCCGGCGAGGAAGAAGCGGTTGCGATGGGGCGCAACGAGGAACTCGGCCTGCTTTCGGTAGGGCGCGAACACGTCCGCGATGTCGAGGTTGACTCGCATCAGCCCACGTCGATAAGGTCGCCGCCGGCCGTCGCGCGCTTGGCGGGCTCGACGCCGCTCGGCAGCGGAGCCGGGTCTCGGATGCCGGAGCTATCGAGCGTCAGCGACAGCGAGACTTGCGGCGTGCCGTCCGGTGCCAGCTGCCGCAGCCGCAGCTCGGCCTGATGCCTCGCCTCCGAGGTCAACCGCGCCATGTGCTCGAGGTACGTCATTGAGTCGACCTCGCCACGTTGATAAGCAGTCTCCAACACTTGAAGCTGACGCTGCCACATCACCGCCGCGTCGACCGAGCTAACGCCGCGCTCGGCCGCTGCCTGCAACTCTGCAACGTTGGGCGCCTCTTTCGGCTCCTGCCGTGCGTGCCGCTCAAGCAGGTAGCTCGCCGCCTTCCAATCGCCGCGGCGTGCGGCTTTCTGAATGCGGCGCAGCGCCATCATCCGGTGGTAAGCCTTGGCTGCCTCGAGGAAATCGGCAAACTCCTGGTCCTCTGCCTTCCACACCATGAAGGCCGAGCGCGAGATACCGGCAGCGGCGCATGCGTCCGAGTAGTTGGCCCCCAGCCGCAGGGCTTCGCAGATCCGCGAGCGGACTTCGACCGTCCGAATGCTTGGCTTCACAGCTCACCCCATACCGCCGCCAGCGTGGCGATAGCCGTCGACTCCGCATCGGGTTTGGCTCGCTCCGGTACCTCGCCGCCGTGAAGGGCAAAGACCTTGCCGGCCATGTGCTCGGCTGCCTTGCGCTCTGCCGTCTGCTTCGGGGTGCGTGGCCGCGTTCGCGTCGTATTGACCTCTGTTTGCGGTTTCCTACCACGCATCGTCAACCACCTCGTCAAGCACGCGAAT